TAATAAGGTAATTCTTATAAGCATCTCCATCCCAAATATGACAATCATTATCAACAAGGTATTTGATATTGGTGTCACCACGTAAAAACCATAACAATTCTGTTACAATTCCTTTCCAATACATTTTCTTGGTTGTGAGTAAAGGAAAGCCTAAACTCATATCATGACGAATCTGTCTTCCAAATACGGAACGTGTCTTGCCATTTCTACCTTCTTTTAATTCTCCACTCTTAAACACATCATATAGTAGTCTAAGATAATCGTGTTCAATGTTATTTTTTGCCATATTTTTTATTTAAATGTTTTATCCATGCTGATAATTTGCGACCGTTGATAAAAAACCAACCTAAATTTATTTCAAACCATTTATTAATTTTGTATGCCCAATGACATATAATATGCCAAAATAACCAAACTAGTATTATAATCCAAAAACTAATTATTATTACCATTATATTCATTTTAAACTAGCTGCTATTAGTTGTTTATATTTTGTAGTTGACCAACCATGATCTCTGTTCAAGTAGTGAATTGAAATATCTAAATCATTTCCTGTAAATGGTTTTCCTATGTAATCATCTCCTAAAAAGCGAACATCAGGGTTCATTTCTTCTAAAATCATATAAAGTTCTGCTTCTGTTTTATAAATCATAATTAGATTTACCTGTTTAAGCGAGTATAAAATTAACAATCTTTCTCTAACAGATAAAATTGGTTTTAATTTTTCTGGTCTTTCATTTGTTGGATCTTCGTGTAGTAGTACTATAAGATAATTACAGTATTTTTTACATTCATTAAACATGTAGATGTATCCTGGGTGGATAGCATCAAAATTTCCTGCTATAACTCCTACTTTCATTTTAATTCTAAGATTATTTTACCAGCATTGCCCCACTCTTCTTTTCCTTGAATATCATAATCTTGAATTATGTGGAAAACTATTTCTTTCATTTTTTTGCTATGTCCTGTAATGATACATATTTCTTTTGTACCTTGAATAATATGATTGCCTACAAATTTATCTACTATAGTATAAACATGTTCATGTTTTAAACCATGTAAATCTAAAGTTTTACTCATATACAACTACTTTTTTAGGGCGACCACGTCTTTCAATTAGTCTACTAAAACGTTTAAAATTCTTTAAACAATATACATAAAATTCTTCAGTAGTCCCATCAAATTTTAAAAGACTATTTTCATAGTCATCAGACGTCATATCAAATTCACGTAAAAATCCTTTTTTAAGTGCCTCTAGTCGGTCAGCTTCATCCTTGTTAAAATCTTCCATTAAACGTTTTCTACGAGCAAAGTCAACTCCGTTTTTTTCAAGCATCATTTGAATGTTTCCATTGTATTTTTCATATGCATCGTTTAATTCAATTTCGGTTAATTTCCATTGCCAAAAATAGTGGGAAAATTCATATTCACCGTTTTGAATACGTTGAAGAAACGTAGCATCTTTAGGAAGTGGTTTTGATTTGGTATCAAAACGTCTCCACCACTTAAATTGATTATAGTTTAGTGGTTTAAGTTTTTTAATTTCTTTATAAACAAGATCTTTATTAGACGTTTTATATAACATAACCTATTTTTTCGTTAAATATAAAAAAAATTTTTTAGGGAGACAAGTTTTTATCCACATTCTCCAATAACTTCCCAAACTAAATCTCTACCAACGGTATGCCACCAGTATATCACTGTGCCGTCAGAATAAAAACCTTCAGGTGCATAATCACCTCCACAACTACCAAAATTATAAAGTAAATTATTTGTAGAGTCAAAACTATAAAATGAAGCTCCGGCAGAACATGCTATACCAGGTGCTCCACCGTAACTAAAAACTGAATCTATACATGTTGGTCCGCTACTTGGCCAACCTGGTAAAGATGTAGTTGGGATGCCTACTAAACTAGTTATAGATGTTGCTGCTACACCTGCAATGCTGATAATATTTTCTACTGGTACGCCTGATTTATTTGCCATGTTATATTACTACCCAATCATTAGATGGTCTAAATTTCATTGTCCAATATGCGGAGTTATTAGTGTTTTGGTAATATGCATGACCTAAAATTCTAACATACTGCCCTGCAGTTGTAGGCACTATTATTGACATTGTATTTCCTGCACTTTCTTTAATGTATATTGGTGATCCATTGTCAATATATTGAACTTGTGGCGTATCAGTATATGAACCATCATTCACTGTAATTGATCCTTCTAAAATAACTTTAGGGCTAACACCAGTTTCTGCACATATTCCTAAAAGTCTAGAGCAATTATCAGTTCCCTGAGTAACTTGATACCACATACCATCTGTTTTTTCTAAATATACTAGATCAAATTGGGCTACATTATTATCTAATATTCCTTCTATTACTTCTCCTTCATAATTAAAATTACCTATTGTTGGTACATCTGAAAATGCCTCTTGGGTACCTAGATCAATGAATCTTTTTAAGTATGTGTTTGTTTCTATTTTATAGTTAAGAGCAAATGCATCCCAATTAAAAACTGCAGTGTTTGATGAATCTATTAAGTCTCTACTGTTCCAATTAATACTATCAGTGTTTACACCGTCATATAATATTCTACTGTTAGCATTTACACTACTAACACCTGATATATCATTAATATTTCTTTTATTATCATTTACTTCAATTGCAGTAACGTAATTTGCTCCATCATATGTTTGAACACTAAATGATCCAGTTACGCCTAATGAGCCTGTAATCTCCGTACTTCCCGTTACTTGTACAGTATTACCATGGGCAACTAGCAGGTTGCTTCGATTACTAACATCTGCACCGTTACCTACAACAAATGAAGAAGGATCGGATATAGGTACATTGTATTGACCTGTTACATGTTGGTATGAGCCTGAGGCTATTGTGCCTAATCCTTCTGCATGAGAATAATCACCTACGGCTTGGGTACCTGAACCTTCAGCATGAGAGTAATCTCCTACGGCTTGAGTATTGTCACCTTCTGCATGAGAATATGAACCTGAAGCTAATACAGAATTGCCGTTAGCTAATGATCCAGTTACGCCTAATGAACCTGTAATTTCTGCAGAACCCGTATAAGGGAATGCAGGTGTACTTGGAGCATATGAAGCGCTTGTAGCAAATGAAGCAGTTCCAAGTAACGATCCGGTTATGCTTGGAGCATATAATGAATTTAATGTAGCATCAGAACCTGATACTATGACTTTTTTCCAGTTTGGCATTTATTTTTTTATTATGGTTGGTTATGTAGAATGCTACATCCACTTCCCTATTGGGGCCTATAATACGATAATAAATATATTATTGTTTTTTTCTTGTTGTTTTAGTTTCTTCGTGTTGAACAATTTGTTGAAGACCTAACATTTTTTCTTCTTCTTTAGCTTTAATCATTCGAGTAATTTCTTCTAGTTCTTGTTCTAGTTTAATTTGAATAGAAGCACAAAATTTAGCATCACGTCCTTGAATAGGAATTGTTTCAAGTGCTTGTCTAATAAAATTTAATTCGGCATGAGTAAAATCAATAGAAAATATGTTCATAACTTAATTATTTAACTTGTTCAGTGTATTGGCTTTGTAATTTTATTATTAAATTATATAAAGGCTCAATGTCTTCTCCAAGGAAAGTTGTCTTTTTTATCATAGAAAGAAGAATCTCTATCTCCTTAACCGTTAATTGGTTTGAAGATAGAGATTGATTTTGTGGTTGAAGTGGAGTAACTCCCTCAATATGACTTGCGGTAAATCCCATAACTATTTTTTTATAAAATTTATTAAGCGTAGATATAAATATCTCCTGTAGCTGTATTAACATGAATATTACCGTAGCCGTTTGAAGCACCACCATAAAGTGGAGCTGCTGATGGAGCAGATGCTGCAACTTCTGTTGTAGTTACATATGCAGCTGCATTAAATGTTGATTGATTTGCAGTGAAACTTGATGTGAAACCCCAACGATTGATTGAATTTTCATATCCAAATAATTCACCTACATCTTGTGTAGCTTGTTGAATTACTAAACCACCATCACCAGCGGCATTTGAACCAGAAGCTAATAATACGAATCTATCAGCAACTTCTAAATTTGTTGTATTTTGGAATGAAGCAGTACCTTGTACAATTAAATTACCTGTAATTGTTTCATTACCTGTTAGAGTTAATGTAGTACCGTCAAATTGTAAATTAGCTTCACCATTAATTGAACCACCACCTGTTGCTGTTAATACATAATTGTTTGTATTATTGGTGATATTGTTGTTAATACTTGAAACATTTTGTGCATTTACTGCCCAACTTGAAGTACCTTCAACATTTCCTAATAATGAACCAGTAAATGAAGTAGATGAGATAGAGGTAATACCTGTAATAGTTGTTGCTAATGTTAAACTATCTGTACCTTCAACTGTTAAATTAGTACCTGCTAAATCTGTTAATAAGTTACCATATGTAACGTATTTACTAGCTCCATCATTTATAAAAAACTGATCAGTTGATGTTAAATCAGTTTTAGCAGTAGTGGGAAATGTTGCAGTAACACCTGTTAACCCCGAGCCGTTGCCTGAGAATGATCCACTAAATGACCCAGAATGTATTAAGTTAGTGGCATTAGTTGTTGCTACAATATTGCCGGTTCCGTTAATTGCTGTTGTAGATAAGTTGCCTGTACCTCCACCAATTACTACCTGACCTGAGGAGAGGTTGTCTACTTGAAGGGTAGTTAGGTTTGCACTGCTGCCCGAGACTATTACTTTTTTCCAAGTTGCCATAATTTTAATTTAGTTGTTTTTTATTTATAAATATATACATTTTAATCAAGACCCACATATAAATTACCAGAAGTAAAATATATTCCACCATTTGGTGCAGGGTCTGTTAAGTTTAGTGATTGGGTTGATAATATTACTACTCCACTTTGACTTATAGTAAATACAGGAATATTATTTTGATTTTTAATTAGAAAAATATTAGAAGCACTACTAGAAATAACAGTTGATCCTTGATTATCTATATTAAAGAAAGTAGAACTTCCTGAGGTGATTCTAAATATATCAGTTCCAATATCTACACTAGCAGATATACTTCCTGTTGATATCCTAAATGGTGTAGGAGTAGTTAAAGCAAATGAAGCAGTACCTGCAAATTGAGATGTATTAGAACCTGTATAAGCATTAAATGATGATGTTGTTACAAATGAACCAGTGTTAATAGTAATTCCGCTTCCACTTACTGTAAATTCTTTTACATCATTGCCTGAGCCGCTACCATAAAATAAACGTCCGTCAGTTACGTTAATTGCTAATTCACCTTGTACAAGTGAAGAAGGAATACTTCCTGATGTTGCGCTATTTCTGGTTATAATTGTACTCATTATTTATAAATATTAAAAGGTACCTCCGTCTATAGTACCAACAAAATAAGAGGCAGTCACGGAATTTGTAACTGAAATGCTTCCTGTTACTATTTGGTTTCCAATAAAAATATTTGAACCTGTAGTTGCAAATGAACCTGTATTAATTGGGGTTGATGAGCCTGTAATTATAAATAAGGATCCAGTTCCGTCGTATATGTTGACCCCATCAGTTTGGAGGACCCTCTGATATGTATTTTCTATATTTTGACCTGTAAAATCAAAAGGTCCGGCCATAACTTATTTTAAATTAACGTATGAATAATACCTTCTATTATTTTGTTTTTTTCACCGTCACTAATTTTGTTTGTTTTTAAATAAGAAGCTATAATGTTGTTTAATTTGTCTTTGTTTTTTGACATATTGTTTACATTAATATTTTCTCTTACAAGCATTTTAGACAAGTTTTGAACATGATCACCTACTTTAATATTTTTAACGGTAACTCCCGTTTTATTTTCTGTAAGTGTGTTTTTATTTGCTTGTGATTTTACTTCCACGGTTACTTTTTTAGCAGTTTCTACTTTAAAATCAGATTCCCATGGTGTAAAATATGTATCATCTGCTATAACTTCAAGTTTTATTTTACCTTTTGTTGATTCTTCTAAAAGATTTTTTAATTTGCGGATAGGAACAGTACATTTTCCATTAGAGTCAATAGTTCCTTTAAATAAAAGATTTAAATTATCTGCTTCTACTATTAGGCGAACTTTACTATTTTTAACCGAAGCACCCTCTAGCGATATAGAGCACTCAAAAAGTTCTTGTTTGTCTGTGTATAAGGTATACATTATCTGTTAATTTTTACATCTACTCCTAGTACTTCTTTAGCAACTAGTTTTACATCTCGTATAAATATTTTGGTCTTATGTACCTCTTTAGTTTCTTTGTATTCTTTTCCCTGAACTTTGCAAAGCAATTTAATAAACTGTTTTTTCTTTTCAGGTCTCTGGTTTAAATAGTCGTCAGGAGCTTTACCTCCTCTCATTGCTTCAATTATTTCAATAACTAAAGCGCAATCATTCCATAAATTTGTTCCTGTTACTATTTCATTTGGTGGATATGTTTTTCCATCAGTTGGATTAATTGCATTCCAATTAAAGTTTGCTGTATTCCATTGAAAAGGTATTCTTGTTGACATTAAAATTTTCCTCCATTAATATAAGATGCAGTTTGAGCATATAAAGCATTTTCAGCGTTTAAAGCATATGAAGATGTTGAAGCTAATATGTCAAGAGAAGCAGTAAATGTACTTCCATCCCCTTTATAAAATTCAATATATGGTGAAAAATCAGATGTTCCTAAAAATACAGAAGCAGATGTTATTGTATTTCCTACGTTTATATCTTCTATATTTATAAATTCACCTGTACTTTTAAGTGAATAAACATATGAATTAGGGGCAAAATATACTTTTCCAGTTGAAGGATCAGTAACTTGAACCCAATCAATGGGAGTATTATTTAATAGTGGTTCCATTCCATATCATAAATATTAATATGTCTTGGTGTTATCATCCAAATTTTTTAGTCTGTTTTGTAATTCTATAGAGGCATTGCCTAGTTTTCTAGAAGAAGCTCCAGAATTTTGTATTTTTTGAAGTTCTCTTAAAATACTTTGTCTTTCGGCTTCAATGTTAGGATTAATAACTGGTTGGGGTTCAATTACAGGTTCTATAGTATGTTCAATAGGTTTAGGTTCACCATAAATATTTGTTTTAGGTTTAATGCGATCAAACGCTTGATTTGTAGCTATAACAAGGGTTATGGCTAGTGGATCAAACACAAAGATCAACATGAATATGAACCAATTTGCCACTGTTTTTACGTCTGCTCCCGTAATTTCACTTACATATTGTACTGCACCTAATTCATTGTCTTCACTTGCTTTAGATTCCATATCTAAAACTTTAATATCCAGGTTGGTGATTGAATCATTTAATGCGTCTATTTTACTAGATAATTTGTCTTTACTAGCCTGTGCTGTAGCTAATTGTGTTTCAAATGATTTGCGGTTAGCATTATTTGCTTTAGTGATTACTTGGCCCGTTCTTCTATCTACTGATTGAGTAGTTGTATTTGTAGATAAAGCATTACGTAACTGGGATATATCTTTGTCTAGGGTTGTTTTTTCTTTTTCCAGTTCGGATTTGATTTCTTCAAATCTTTGTTTTTTAATTTCTACATTTTGGATTTGTTTGCCTCCAATTTCAAGTTTTGCAATATTTTCTTGAAACCCAGTACTTAACAAACCATAAATTCCAATAGATGTGATTATGGATAAAATTACAAGTGCTATAGTTAAATAAATTTTTAAAAGTGTATAGGTATTTTTCCAAGCATTGTGGAGATATGTTGCAATAGCAATTTTAGATACTTCTAAAAACGATCCCATCACGATTACAGGAATAGCTACACCTGCAAATACAATAGATAATCCGATTACACTATAATAAGCTGCTGTGGCGGACAATCCAATTGCACAAAACAGCAAGAACCAAGGTAAAAATTTTTGTTTCATGTAAAAAAAAATAAGGAGCTCCTATTGGAGCTCCAAATATTTTTAAAAAAGTTAATTTACTTATTTTTGTCAATTACTGACCAAATAGTACCTGCTAAAGTAAGAGCACCACCTGAAATTTCAGTCCAAGTACTTTCATCAAGGAATCCTTTCATGATTAAAATACCACCTATGAAAGTTAAAGCATGACGAGCAATTCCTAAAATTTGTTCTTTTGTCATTTTATTTGTTTTTGGGATTTATAAAGTTTTTAACATTGCAATCATACGAGGGCAAGGATAAATGTCTGATTTGTCTTTTCGGTAACTGTTATGTGAATATAATCCATTTTCACCTTTTAATGCTTTTGTATTAACTGTAAACATTTGATCATAATTGTATGTTAAGTTAATTTGGTAAATATCTTTCCAATAAAGAAGTAAATCTTTTACTGATTGAATTTGAGCATCTGAATATTTATGGTAAAATAAGTGTCCTTTATAAGGAGTGTCTAGTTTAGTAACTTGATCAGCTGGGATTTCTCTATTAACATAGGTGTAATATTTTCCATCTTTTAATGTTATTGGGCCCCAATTACAAATCTCAATACCAATTGCTATTCTATCTAACGATTGATATGAAATTTTATATGCTTTAAATACTTCAGGTTTAATACCTAAATGGTATGCCCAGTATTTTGAACTAAATGCTTGACAAATTTCTCCATCATGTGTTCCTTTTGCTCCAGGGCCTGAAATGGTTACACATGTAGCAATTCTTCCTCTATCATCTGTGTCCCACATTGATATTGTGTTTACTCCGGAAGCATTGCCTGCTGTATGATGAAGTACAATTTGAGTTTTTGGGGTTTCTTCTTTAATGTATTGAGATTCTTTTAATGGAACCTGTTTAATTTTTGATATATCTAAAGCCATATTATTCTTCTTCTTTAAAAAAGTTTGTTAAAAATTTACCTACAGCACCTAAAGAAATAGAAGCAACTATCATTGCTTTAATTTCAAATGCTGTAAAAATATCTTTAAGATTATCAAACTGCCATATTCCTCCAATTGCAAGTACTGAGGAGATTGCTAAAAAAGTATCCCCAATTTTTCTCCATTTTTTTGGAGTTGGTTTCCAATAATCTTTTCTAAGAGTTAATATTTTTTTGTTCATTTCTTTTATTATACATATTGTTAACCTTCACAAGCTACGCAATTGTCGTCTCGTTGAATTGCATCCCCGCGCAAAATCGATTCAGATCGCATATAATAAAGTGTTTTAATACCTTCTTTCCAAGCTAATTTATGTACATCACTAATATATTTTGGTGAATCAGAAGGATCAAATGTTAAGTTTAATGAAATAGCTTGGTCAACATATTTTTGTCTAATACCATTTTGACGAACAATTTCATATGGGTTAATTTCCTTGAATGTCAAAAAAACTTCTTTTTCTTCATCCGTCAAAATGTAATCAGGTAACCCCATTACTGAACCTTTATCTTTTGCAATTTGATCCCAAACACTGTCAATATTGTATCCTTTAGATTCAAGTAATTTTTCTAATGTTGGGTTCTTTTTAATAAAGGTACCTTTTGCTGTTTTTAAGTTAAATACGTTTGCTGGGATTGGTTCAATTGAAGGTGAAACACCACCTGAAATATGGGCATTAGAAACTGTTGGGGCAATTGCTAAATGATGGGTATGGCGCAGTCCGGTACCTTTACACCATTCAGGTTCTCCATATAGTTCAGCTTGGGCGCGGGAAGCCTTTAGTGCTTCTTTTTCAATGAATTCAAACATAACTCTTGTATAAGAATTTGCTTGCAATCCCGCAAACGGTATTCCTTTTTCTTGTAAAAATGTATGCCATCCTAAAACACCAATACCAATTGCTCTACCTTTAGATGCTGAGCGGTATGTGTTTTCCATGAAACGGATGTTTTTTGAACGATCAATAAATTCTTGTAATACACCTTCTAAAAACCAACAAGTTAATTCAGGTAAAGTCATTCCATTTTCAAATTTATACTCATTCCATTCATCCCATCTTGCTAAATTAAGAGAAGATAAACAACAAATAAATGAATGTAATTCATCTGTGTATAATGAAATTTCAGAACAGATGTTTGTCATAGAAACATGTAAATTATTCTTTTTATATGCTTCAGGATTTGCATTATTAACATTGTCCTCAAACATAATGTAAGGTTCACCTGTTTCTAGACGTGTTTTTAATATTTCACCCCATAATTTTAATGCTTTTGGGTCACGTTCCTCTACTTTGTTCATGAATTCATCATCAATTACAACACATTGATGCATGTTTAAACATTGACGGTTTACATCTCCTTTTGGTCGACGAATCATTAAAAATTCTTCAATATCTGGGTGGTTGATGTGTAAGTTAGCTGAAGCTGCTCCACGTCTAACTGAACCTTGATTGGTTGCTAAAATAGTTGAATCATATATTTTAATCCAAGGAACTACACCTTCAGATACACCATTGTCTTTAATTTGTTTACCACGCCCTCTAATACGGGATACACCAATTCCTACACCTCCACCTTGAGATGATAAACGCATTAATTCTGAATTAGCTAGAGCAATTCCTTCAATAGAATCATCTGTATCAATTCCAAAACATGAAATAGGCATTCCACGTTCTGTACCTAAATTTGAAAGTACAGGTGAAGCTAAACATAACCAATTTTTTACTATTGCTTCTAAAAAGAATGGGTATAAATCTTTACGTTTTAAACGACGTGCTGCTGCTTTAGAAACACGTTTAAATGCATCAAAAACATCTTCATCAGGCAATAAATAACCTTTAGAAATCATTGATAATGAAATCTCATTCATCCATGTAGGATAATTTTTACCTTTTGTCCAATCTGTTGTATCTACTTGTGTGCTCATTTATTTTGTTTTACTTTTTATTAATTCAATTAGATTTTCTAAAGTTAATATATTTTCAACTTCTTCATCTTTTATTTCAATATTATATTTAGATTCAATAAGTTGGATGATTTCTATTTTATATATTATATTTTCTTCCATACTTGTAAAGTTGCATCTCCAATTTTTTCTTGAGTATTTTGAAAATCTGGAAAGTGTTTAGTTAAGTAGTAGTTATAGAGTTGGTTTCTTGTTTTACCTTCTGCCCCATATTCAAATTGTTGAATATTATGTTTATCTACCCAATATCTTATTAGACCAAAAATTGCAGCTAATATTCGAGATGAATATGGAGAATTTAATAATTGGTTTAAATTTAAATTTTCATAATTTTCATCAGTACTTCCAAAATTTATAGATGGTCTTTTAGAATTAAATAAAGGGAGAATTGTTAAAGTATAATATTGATCTTTATATTTTAAATTGGCTCTAAAACGAGTTGGGGCTTCTTTTTCAATATCATATTCAATATCTTTAGAATTTAATTCTTCAGGAGAATATATATCAATTATTTCCTTTAATAAGTTTGTTAATTTTATCATAATTTTTTATAAATCGCTCCAATCAGCGGTTGATTTTGAATAATCTGTTACTCGGTTTGCAAAGAAATCTTGATGTGTTTTTCCGCTTGTTAAATGGTTAAACCATTCCATCTGTCTCAGTAAATTAGGATCTACATCGTTGTAAAGTGAACTATAACCTAATTCGTTTAATTTTTCGTTTGCACGTGCTTTGATAAAGTTTTTTAATTGCTCTTTTGATAAACCTTCAATATCACCCATTTCAAATGCTTTGTCTATAAAGTCAAATTCTAGGTTAACTGAAACTTCACATGCTTTGTAAATTTCACCCATTAATTTATGGTCATCTAGATCTGGGTTTTCGCTTACTAGTGTTCTAAATAACCAGCATCCTGCTTTTGAATGTAATGATTCATCACGTACGCTCCATTCTACAATTTGGCCTGTACCTTTCATTAGGTTACGCAATTGAAATGACATCAAAACAGCAAATGAAGAAAATAAATTTACACCTTCAGTAAATGCAGAGAATATAGCTAATGAAAGTGCTTTTTCATGTAATGTTTCTCCAGGTGTTTCAACTAAACGATCAATTTTTGCTTTAGCTTCTTCGTCTTCTAAAAACGCTGCAAAATTATCTAAACCAAGTTCTTCATTTAAACGAGCATATGCTTCAGCATGGATACTTTCAAAGTCAGCAAATACACGAGCCATTGCTTGTACTTCAGGTTTTGGAAACCATATAGATACTTTTGTTGACCAATAGTCGTTTACGTGTACTTCTGTTTGGGCAAATGACTTTAAAATATTTCCAATTAAATTTCGTTCAGAATCGTTTAATTTAAGTTTCCAATCATTTAAATCTGAAGCTAGTGGTACTTCATCTGCTAGCCAATGTGCTCTATGTTGGTCTTTATAAAAATTAAATGCGGTTTGATACTCAAAAGGTTTGTAAAAATTGCGTGGTTCAGTTATCATGTATTTAGTTCAAAAAATTTACTTGCTAGCATTTTTCTGTCAAGATCTTCATATTCTTCATTTGATAATTTCTTTGGAGCATCAGTTTCTTCGTCATAGTGGTTTCCTACTTTAATTCTACCGGTTGAAGTGTCAACTTCAACTTGGAAGGTAAGTCCATCCATCCCATATCTGTTTTTCATAATATGAAGTCTTCCTGTTCCGTTAACTTTATCTTCTTTCTTTCTTGATAACGATATTGAAAGGTCAGTTATCATCATTTTGTCATAACTTCCCGCGGCTTTATCGCCCTCAATAACATCATCCTTGGCTCCTGCGCGATTTACTTGCGAAACTGACCAAATTGGTATGTTTAATTCGCGAGCTAATCCTTTAGTACTTGTATAAATATCATCAATTTCTTCTTTACGATCACTCCTTTTTCGTTTTGAAGAAAGAAGGTCAATGTAATCTATTATGATAAGGTCTGGGGTGATTCCTAAATCTTTTACCTTGTTTATGTGCGCTTCTATTGTAGAAATTGTTGTTTTTCCCATAGGAAATTCACGAATAATTAATTCACCTGGTAAATCAGCTGTTGAATTTTCTACAGCATCTTTATGTTTTTCTAATTGGTCAACAGGTACACCAGTAAAGAAAGCGTCATATCGTCTTCCAGTATATGCTTCACTTAATTCTAAAGTATAGTGGATAACATTGTATCCTATTTTTACAGCATAACCACCTAGAGCAACTAATGTCCAAGATTTACCTCCTCCAGGATTACCAAAAATTAAACCTAAATCTCCATTACCTAAACCACCTTGAACTAGTTCATTAATTTCAGGCCAAGGAGTAGGTACTATTGTTCTATGGTCTTCACGGTAACGTGATTCGGTATCTTTTTTATATTCGTGTCCAATGTTTTTATCAGCACCTGCTTTCATTGCTGATTCAATCATGTATTTGATAGAATCGTAATCGCCTGCTTTTAACAAATCAACACTATTTAATAGAGCTTTTTTTAACTGTTGGTTTTTACAAAATGTAGAAAATTCTTCTTGTACATACTGTAAATCTTCAATGTCTGCTCTATATGCTTCTCGTAACTGTTCTTTAACAGATACTTTAAGTACTTCATTGTCTAACTTTTTCATTTCAACTTTTAAAATATCCATTGAAATGGTTGTGTGGTACTTTTCGTAGTACTTTAAGATTTCATTTATAACCCATTTATGTGCTGGGTTTGAAAAATATTCATCGCTCAGTACATCATTGATGTTTTGTAAAAATTCTTTATGCGTTAATAATGAAGATATTACTTTCATTTGAAACGTGGGTCCGTATTCATCTATTGAATGAAGTGTCATATATTATAACTTTTATTTAAATTTAATAACTTATTGTCGGGTAACCAACAAATCTTTGAAAACATCTTGAACCCAGAATTCAGTATTTCGAATTAAGTTTCCAATTTGGTCTTCGTTGCACATTTCAACAAATGTGTGAGGTAAAAAGTTTAAGTGGGTTGTTTCAACAAACTTATCTATAAACATTTTATCTGTATCGCTCATCATAGGATTAGATAAATCCATGACTTTGTATTTGTCTTCTAATAGGGGAACATCATGTAACACTCTTGCATACACAATATGTTCTTTTAATTTAGCTTCCGCTATATCTAGCAGATCATCAAACGATAAATCACGTTCAGCTAATTCAGGGAATTTTTTAAATAAACCTTTAGGTCCTAATCCCTTAATACCTATAATTCCATCGGAATTATCACCTATCAACAATTTGTATAATAAAAAATTGTGGGGAGGAATATTAAATTTTTCTTTTACAGTATCTGTAGTGTAATATTCTTTTTCAATTGGGCGATAAACGATTACTTTTTCGGTTACCAACTGTAAATAGTCTTTGTCACTGGATACTATGAATACTCTATCTTTAGGTTTTGTAGGCAATGTATCACTTAAATATGCAATAATATCATCTGCTTCTACTCGAGGTAAAGATATTGTTTTAACAGGTAGTGTTTTTAAATATTGAATGATTCGAACAATTTGATCTACTTTAGAGTCGTCTTCTTCTTCCAAACTATCAAACAATTCATGTTTTGTTACTCGAGTTATATTTCTTGCAGATTTATATTCCGGTATAATATTTTTTCTATTATTGGAGGAACCCGCACCATCAAACACAACATAAACTTGGGTTGGTTGAATGGTGCGAATTAAAGCCCCCAAAGAACGAAAAAATCCTCCTAAACCCCCTATATGGACTCCGTTTGAATTGACTGCATTAATTGCACTAAAATTTCGAAAGAAGAGATTGAGTCCATCTATAAGCAGGTAGCGCTCCGATTGTGGGGTTTCTTCCCCGTGTTCTTGTATGTTATCTAAGAGGTTTAAGAGGTTTTTTTTCATATTAATCTTCGTTTTCAAATAAATCAGGTGTAGGTGCTTTTTCGTCCCACTCACTATTGTCTTCCTGTACTGTATAATTACCTTTTCCTAAAATATCTGCCCATTCGTGAACGTGAGCATCTTTGTACTTTTTAATTGCGTTTGGATCATCTTTAATGAATCCATGTACTGTTGAAACAATAGTACCCATTGTAGTAATTCCATTAATATGGTTTTTATCACAAGCAATTTTTGTACGTAATGCAAATTCAACTTTTTTCTTGTCTTTAACAGCGTTAAGTTTAGAAGTACCAGCATTTGTAACATTTCCAAAGGTTAAACACAATGACACGTCATAGTAAAATGTATCTCCACCTTTATTTGTCATCCTAGGTTGTGACATAGGAGTTAAAGCCGGAGCAACGCCTACTTTATTTACAACAAATAAAGTATTTGTGTATTTTGAGCTTTCTTTGCGAGACATTACAATCTGTTGATTAATAAAATTACCGAATTGAGTTGCAATAGCTCCTGCGTTCCACATTGGATTATTTTTACCTTGTTCAATTGACATTTGACATGGAATTGAACCAACTGAATCCCAAAGGAATAGTAAATCATATGGTAGATTACCTTTTTTCTGTTCGGCTAGTAAGTCGATAATAAACTCAGCAATATCTTCAATTGAATTTAATGAACTTCTATCTCGGTAAATAAAGAAACCTGTTTGATCAATAATCTCACCAGTTTCTATATCAACTACATCTTCGATTTCAAAACCCATTGTTTTCCAGTGGTTCCAATCGTGTTTCATTTCGGTAATAATCAACACAGGTAATATTCCCATCTTTTGAGCATTAACTGCTACTTCAATAGTCATAGTTGATTTACCTGTGTTACTTTTACCTCGAACCATTGAATTATGTCCCATAGGAATACCAGGGATAGACAATGCTTCTTGAAGAGCAGGTGAAAATGGAATCCATCTTTGCTCTTTAAATTTAACATTTGATGCTAAACCTTTATTCGCCTTAAATTTATCTAAATTGAACGCGGATTTTAGTTCATTACCCGCCGCTTCAGTAAGCGATTTTCTTCCTTTAGCCATAACTTATTTACTTAATTAAAATGGAGCATCATCATCATCCTCACCAAACAAATCGTCAAATGCTTCTGCTTTTGATTTTTTAACTGCTGGTTTAGTAGATAAACTGTAATTTGACTTAGGTTCTTCTTTTATTTCGTCTGCAGGTTCAGTTGTTGCTTCTTCTTCCTCTGCTTCAGGATCTAACCATTCTTGAAGTGCTTGTTTGATTGTATCAAATGGAAGCGGCTTGTACATATCTTTTGGATTTTCTTGCTCTTCTAACCATTTTTCAATTTGTTTAGAATCTTCAGATAGTGCAGATGTTTTCATTGACGGAGCAATAGTTGTTTTATTGTAAGCTGTTCCTGTTGATTCAGGTCCTACAGTAACCAACTTAATGTCTCTACCAGACATAATATCTGTAAAATCACCTACTTCTTCATCAGCAGCCATTTGCAAAAATGCTTCGTAAATTTCTTTACCAAATTCCCACAATTGAACACCTTCAGATTCTTCACCACGTACAATTACAGGAGCGTAGATACGAGTTTTCGGATCTAATTTTTTAGCTAAACGCCAATTTTCTTTGTCGTTTGTTCCACGTAATTGTTTTGCAAATTCTGCAATTGGATCCTTTTCACCCCAGTTTAAAGGTGAAGCGATTACTTTACGGCTTCCAATTCCGTAATAAAATTTCATTTCCGTAAATGGAAATTCCTTATTGTATTTAAAAGGTACAATACGGATTGTTTGTTTGCCAATCGTTGGTTTAAAACGCTTGACGTTACTTGAATTGTTAGATCCTCCATTAGAGGTTTTTTGCATTGATTCAAGTTTTTTCTTGATTGCATCGAGATTCATATATAACTATTTTTATTGTTTACAACGTTTAATATAATAACCTTTTTTTAAATAGCCAAACTATTTTTATTTCTTTGAAATTTTAATTATTTCGTTTGGTTTAATATCCAAAACATAACATCCATAAAAACTTAAATTTTTATTTTTTAAATCAATTAATTCAGAAACATCCTGTAATGTTGGGTTGGGTTTAGATTCAACTATTTCATCAAATTTATCAAAATCTTCTACACCAAACTCTTCAGGATCATAATCATCTAAATCTATAAAAATTTCATTTAGTGGTTTTTTAAATTTAACATTAATATAAGGTATATCTCCTCCTTCATCACTCATAGTATCTATCATCTCAAATGGTATTTTTTGAGCAGGAATAGCAGGTTTACCAGATGATTTAAAATTTTGTTGGGTTGCTTTTAAACCATTTTTGAATTCGGGTTTCCATACAGTATATCCTGTATCCCCTCCTCTTTCAAAATCATCTTGAGATTGAAGAAAAGAAGTATTTAATTCAATAGTTGGGATAGTAGATAATACTTTTTGTATTTCTTCTCTAATAATTTGCTTTAATTGAGATTTTTTCACAGTTCAACAATTTTAAAAATCTTTGTATTTAATTGTTTAATCTCATTGTGTTGAGTTAACAATATACAATTTCTATAATGTTGCCAATTTACTGAAAAGTTAGTATCAACTACACCTCCGTTTAACTTTTTAATTAACTCGTTTAACGCGTTTATTGTATAAAGTGTATTTGATTCTTTTTTTCTATGTACTAAAATAGTATTGTCAGGAATGTCATTTACGTTTCCTTGATCTACATTATATGTGATAACATATTCGTTATTGCTTTTAATATGCAACACAAACATTTTATTGTACATTATACTGTAACGATTTGTTAATGCTAGAATCAACGCCTCTAATTCACTCAATGGTGTAAAAGTACAAAACAATCTATTGTTCATCAATAACGTATCAAATGTAAAATCATAGTCGTATTGATCATACATATGATAGGGGCGTTCTAAAGTATTGTACATAACTTTTATTTAATTTCGTGGTAGTTTTTACCTTTTTTAATTTTTATTTGTAATTTTTTATCTTTAAATACCTGTTTTATTTGCTCTATTGTATCTATTTCACTTTCATCTACATCAAATAAAAATGAATCGTACACATATAACACGAGTTTAGTATTTTTCCCTCGCAAAATCTTAAATATCTCATATAATATAAGAACATTATTTGCGGTCTCCAAGTTTTGTAGTACGTAATTTAAAAGCTTTTGTGGATTCATATTCTCCAGATCCTTTTTTATAAATTTATGATCTGAAATAGGGCATTTAATGTATCCGTTTGTATTAAATGTTTTCCACAAATCGTCTGTATATGCTTTTACTTGTCGAAAAAAGTCCAAGGTCTCGTATTCTTTCCAAATTCCTCCATAAAGCTGTTTAAACGTGATCTCTTTTGCTTTGGCATAGTCAACTCCATACATTTGAGCAAAAGATAAGTGGATATCGTCACTACTAAAGTCGTAACCGCAAAGACTAGCCAAAAGGGTAGGGTGATAAGCAGAAATATCAAACTCAATAAAACTCTCATTACGGGGTATAAAGCATTTTCTTTCTTCATTGTCTTTGTTTAGGGCTGAAAAGTTAATAGTATTAAATGTATTTGATGGTCTTGTTGTTAGCGTGTTTAAATTGTATTGCGTGTAAACAAATTCGTTTACTTGTTGATCAAAGTATTCCTCGAATAACAATGGGTCTACTTTAATACCCGTTCGTTCTAGTTGATTAAACACAAGTGCTGCTTTGTTGTAAAATGGGTTTATTTCACCTTTAAAGTTAGCATAGTTTTGTTCACATACCTCATAGTGTTTTACAATCGGTACTATTGTGTTTAAGTATTGTATGTTTGGATACTTGTTGTAAATGTGCGTGTGAGCCGTTGTTTGTTGAGGTATATACGTATAGGGGGAGGGTGAGTATTGGTAGCAATGCTTAAGGCAAAAATAATGTAGAAATTCCTTTCTATCCCTTACGTAAATATTTTTTATACTGTTTAATACCTTTAAACAATCATCTATTGTAGAATTTATTGTTTCACTATGGTTGATTGGGATAATATATCCTTTTGAATCATCTCTTGGACGAATGTATAAAGCACATACTTCATTTTCAACAGGATGTAAGTTGTGTGAAGTAGGAATTACTTCAACATAAGCAACTTCATATTCTATCTTTGCTAAAATATCTACATGTTGAGGATTTTCTATCAGCCAGTACATGCTGTAAAGATACTAATTAAATTTTAAAAAGCCAAACTAAAATTAATATCCTCCACCTCCTCCATAGCTTCCACCTCCTCCACTTATATTCCCTGCATTTCTCATGTTTTGAGATTGGAGATAAGAAATATTTGTATTTTTTAAAGTATTATTTTGAGAAGATGTTGTTGGAATATTTTGTAAATTAGATTGATTTTTATTAATTACTTGTGAATTAGTTGGGATTAAGGTTTCATGGGGGGTATTAGTATGGATTTTTCCTATCATAGGAGTTTTTCCTTCATGGATATGGTAATATCCTATGTAATTTTGCCCATTTTGAGTAGTAAATTCACCTCCTGCAGTGTATAAATTATTAAGGGTTAATGGGGTGTAATATTTTAAGAATTTATCTTGAAAGTATTGAGAAAAACCATACCATTTTAAATTTTGTTCTATAGCAATAGCAGATGCTTTATTTGATCTATAAACTTGCTCTTTATTACCTGTAATTTGCCAAGTTAAAGAAACTGGGGTGTATAGGTCCCAAGCTATTCTAGGGTTTTTCTTTTGAAGTTGTAGAAAGGTATTTTTATCTATTTCAAGATATCTTATTTCATTGTTTTTCTTACAGAAGTATCTATTAAATTGTCCGTTTTGTTGGTCTTGAGTGGTTGGAGTGGTTGGGTTAAATTTAGGAAGAGAACGAATAGGAGGTAAAGATTGGTTAGGGATTGTATCTTGGGGAATTATTAAATTATTAACTGGGGATGTAAGAGAATCAGCTTCAGGGGTTAAAATTGATGTGTTGATATCAAAAAAAATTGTATCTGGAGAAAGTAAAAGGATATTATTTCCTTCTTGGGGGGATTTACCTGTGTATTTGTTTCCATTTGAAATTTCATAGTAATATCCTTTATATTCCTTTTTAGTAGTAGAAAGGATATATTCTTTACCGTTAGTAAAAAGATTTGTTTTTATTTGAGATTTTGGGTAATACATTTTTTAAGAAAAAGCGTTAGGGTCTTTTTGTAAAATATCCCAATAGTATTTAAATTTATTAATTCTATCTTGATATCCATTTGGGGGATTTTTTCCATTTATCCAAGATCCTATTTTGTTAATTATTGCAACAGATGATCCTTCTTTTGCTTTTTGGGAAAATTTTTTAACTCCTTTAGGACCTGCTACTTTCCAAAAATAAACAGATACATCAGCGGCATATTTAGTAGCTACTAATGTAGGATTTTTTACTACATCATCTGTTTTACCTTTAGTTTTAAGATAGTCATTATAACTAATGTAATTTGATTTTCCTGTTAATTGAATATAACCTCTTCCTTTATATTTTTTTCCGTCTCCAGGAGATGTATTGCCTAAATCTTTTCTACCTTCATATGCTTCTCCAGAAGCAAATTCGGTTGTTGCAGAAAATCTAGCGGATTCAGTGTTGCATTGAGCTAAAAAATGAGCTTTTTCTAAAGGATCAGTTATACCATATTCTTTCATAGCTTGAATTAAACTAGGAGGTGGAGTCATAGTTGGTTTATCGTATTTAGGTGGGTTATTGTTTATATCTTCTACTATAGCTTCAGCTGTAATAACTAAATCTTTTAATTCATTTGTTTTAGGAATTAATGTAGTTTCAATATTTGTTTCCCAGTCATCATTTGATAATTTATGGCTAACTCCTGTTACAATTAAATCTAGTTCAGTTCCATATGCTTTAGGTAAAAAACGAGTATCAACGTGTAATTTGTTGTATATCTTTATACCCGATATTCCATCCATAGAAAAATTCAATTTAAACGGAATAAACCCAACAGTTCCACCTTGTTGGTTCTTTTGAGATGCAATTAAATATTTATAGTATTCTGTTACAACTGAGATATTTTTTTCAATAGCACCTGGGTCTATTTGAAGGTTTTTAGCATTGGTACTTACTATGTTCCCTTTAAACCCATAACGAGAAGCATTGCCTGCTTTAGCCGATAAAAATTTATTAATATAGTTTGATGCAGCTTCATCTTCACCGTTTTCTTCTTGAGAATTTTCATTTCCCGGGATAAGTTTTTCTTTAAATCTATCGGTTAACCCATCATTCCATTTTGAAAATGCTGTAGCTTCTATTCCTTTAACATATCCTCCTGCGGTTGCTCCTACTGTAATCATAGTTGCATATTCTGGGGTGATAGCTGTTTTTAAATCAACGTTTCTAACAAAGTTAGAAGTAGAAGCATTATACCCAAATAATTGTAATGTATAAGAAGCTGTTTCAGAACCTATACCAGGGATAGGAGTAGTATCAATAATATAAAGAGTATTAGTATCTTCATTTATGATAGGTTCTAAATTATTTATTCCTCCTAAAGATTTATTTAAACCATCACATATTGCTTTTAAAAATCCAAATATTCCAATATCTCCTTTTTCATCTAAATTATTATTAATGCAATTTATTATAAATTCAAAATTTAGATATATATTCATAATATATGCCTTATTAGGGTTAGGTTTTGATGAATAATCTTCAGATCTAAAAGGCAATAAATGTCTGTATACTTCTGTTATTCCATTAGAAGTTTGAAATTTATCATTTCTTACTATACAAACTCTTGGATCTAAAGAAATTTGATTTGGTAACGAATACATATAATTTCCTAAGTCTCCAGTTCCATATACATCAGTATTTATACTAAATACAGGTGGTTTATTCTTATAATTCGAATTAGATGTATCTACTTTAGGAATAATAGTAGTTCTTAAATACTGTAATAAAGCTCCAAATCTTAAATAAAATTGTTTATCAGGTTCAGTAGTTATAAAACATGCATCTTTTTTACTAAAATTAGTTAAAGGACTATCAATAGTTGTTTTTTTATTCCCTAAACTTTCATAACCTGCTAAAACTCTTTTATAATCTTGAATACCACTAGGATTAACAAAACTTAATCGATTTTTTCCATCCGTTATTAATTTATCATCTCTTGATTTACGTTCTTTTTGAGCTTCTTCTTCGTGATTTGGATAAATATTAAGATCATAAGGTATTTCAACAGATTTATAGTAAGTATCTGGACTTAAGTCTGGGTATATTTCTATATCATATCCATAAGCTAGGTAAGCAAATCTATATGTAACAAATGTAGAAGTAAGAGTAGTTGAGGTTTCTAAAAATGCTCCTACAAATCTATCTCCTTCATCTGGACGTCTTATATAAATGCTATCTTCATAGGATTGATAAGTTAATAAATCTTTATTAACATATTTCCAACAATATAACATTGCTGCTATATCATTAGAATCAGCATTTTCTTCAATAAGATTATTTCCTCCTTCACTTCCTGAGGGGTTAGCAGCAAGAGTATTTTCAATAAATAGGCTTAATTGTCGGTTTGATGAAATATTAGTTTTTAAAGATTCAACTACATCACCTAAACTTATTATAGTAATTTCTATATCATATGACCCATCAGATTGAAAAGTCCAATTAAAATTTGATACTTTACCTAAAAGCCCATCATAATTTCCCTTATATTTATCTCGATAATACTCTATTACGAAAAGTATGTCTCTATGAGACTTTCCTTTTCCATATTCTGGGTTAAAAAATCTTTTTTCATCTTCTACAATGGTTTGTTGAACTAATTGTCTATCGGTACCGTTAGAAGTGTACATACTATTTCCCCATTCAAGTAAAACAGTATATCCTAATCTTAGATAAAGAAGATCAATAACATCAAATTGTTGTTTATTATTAGCAGTAAGTTTAACTGTTGCTTTTTTAAGCGAACCCCTATTTAATGCTTTTATATCAGCACTTATAATTCCGGGCATAGGAGAATATCCAAAATCTCCATGTAAATATGAACTATTGGATTGGTAGGGTAAAAATCCTTCTTTTTGTTGAAGTCTTTGTCCTCCTACTAATTTAGAAGTTCCTCCAAATAAAACATTATTTTTTGCTAACTCCATCCCACTATAAGATGTACTTACTTGTATATCTCTTAATCTACTAGCATTTACTGAAATTCCAGATGCTAATTTTACCCAAGAAGAATTTGAATTTAATACACTAATTTGTTGTGGTGTTCTACTAGTAGAAGTTCCACTTCCATGTAACTTTTGTCTTGCATTAATTTGGCTTATAGTATAACTTTCTATTTCCTGTCCTATTATTGACATAACTTATATATTTAAATTTAATGCTTCGTACTGGGATATTATGTTAAACAATCTTTCAAAGGCTGGGATTCTTATTTGTGCTCCTATTGAAGGGAATAAAGATCCAGCATCTTGAGATGGGTTTGCTCTGTTTATTACCCACCAGTATGAAGAATCACCATAATATGTTTGAGCTAAAACATCATATCTATCTCCTTGAGTAGTATACACATAAATGTCTGTAGAATCAAGGGAAATTGAAGGATATTTTGAATTAATATATCTTAATTTAGGATTTTCAACAGTGCTTATGATTGGTATAGGTTGATATCGGTTCATAACATTATTTTATACAAATAAAGAAAAATCATTATTAATTTCCCCCTCATTTAAAACTGTAGTAACGGGGCCTGTAGGTTTAGTAACAGGTTGTTGTAAAAGTAAGTTAGTTTGTGTAAGTGGTTTTAATGGGATATCTAAAGATATTTTTTCTGCTTTTTTATCTTCAGGTTTTTGTTTAATTACATTATATGATGTTTCTAAGCTAATATATCTTTGATTTCCATAGTCATTAGAATCATTTAATGGGTTATCAGTTTGGTTAATATCTTTCTTAGTTTCAATATCCATAATTTCAGGTCTAAATGTATGAATAGGAGTAAACTTCATAGTTACTTTTATCATATGAGGCATTTCTCTTACAGTATCGTCATCAAATTGAGTTCCAACTCCTTTACCATTTTCATCTTTAATAGGAATGGCTATTTCCCAAGGAGCTTCTTCAGGAACTGAATATTCTACACTATTAATTATTCCTGGGAGTTCATAACACCATGCTCCTACTGTAAGGTATGCAATATTTCCTCTTAAATATCCTTTACTCGAATATGATGGGGCTAATGAAGAAGCTAAATAATTTAATTTCTTATACATTGGTATAAGTTCTTGTTTTGATAAAGCAGCTACAATAAATATTACACTAATACTTCTAGAAAATTTATCGTATTTATAAAAATTTTCTCCTCTTCCCATGTAATTTAAAGATTTCCAATCACCCCCGTATGAATCTGAAAAAGAATCTAAAAATGCTCTAAAATGCATAAAAAATCTAGTATTCTCATCATTATCTAAAATATCTATTCTAAATTTAATTAAATCATTTTTATATTCATTTTTAGATGTTACGTTACTTGATTTATATATAGGCAAAGCATTAATAAAATCAACAGGACCTAATATATTTCCCGCAGGATCTTTTTTACCTTGGACATAATTTGATATATCTCCTTTTTGTCCAGGGCTACGTAAACCTATCCTTCCATATCCAGTAGCATTTGCTGAAATTGAAGTATCATCAGATTCTATCATATATCTTTTATAGCTTGGGGAAAGGCTTAAAAAGGTATATTGAGGGCTTTCTGTTGGTTTTAGTATTTGTCTAAAATCCTCTAATGTAGTTGCATTTGGATTAGGAGGTTGATTGACAAAATTTTGTTGTGTCCATGAACCTTTTCCTATATTACTATTACTTTTAAGAGACTCAGATTCGTAAACGTCTACTATAAAATTTTGTGTAAACGAATTTTTTCCGTTTTTGGTTAAATCATTTTCAGCAAAATTACTTGAAAAATTTTTTATGTATTCGTTATAATCTGAAGATGCATTGATAGGTAACTGGAATTTATCTTCATTGGTTGGGTCATATGGTTTATCTACTAAATAATCTTTTGGTTTAGGTATCAATGTTTTTAAAGGGACACCATCATTTCCAGTTGCAAACTTAATTTTAGTTTTTCCTATTCCTAAAACAGAATCAGATCCACCTCCATAGGAAATTAGAACATCATTTTCTAATTGGGGGTTTAATTTATATTCTACAACATTTGCAAAATTATTTATTCCTCTATTTACTGGGATTAAAGTGGAAAGCCTAACTAATCTATTATTTTCTAAATCAATTCTCCCAGTAAGTTGATTTTGGGAAATAACATCTTGATATTTGTTAATAGAAGCAAATGAAAATAAACCAGTAGGATCTAAACCTTGTTTGTTCACATGGCCTCCAGCCCATACTATCCCAGCTTCAGCTAATGTAGATAATGGTGTGTATGCTCCTTCATTTAAAAAACCTCCAGCATAACCTAAACCTTTAGATGCTTCTGTTTTTGTTCCTACTCGAGAAAGTAGGTTTTGTTTTGCTATAAATAAAAGACCACTTGGGTTTTTTATGTTTATAAAGTATTTTGTTAAACGAGCAACGTCTTCAGCTGCACTTAAAGGGGCTTCAATTCCTCCACGTATAACAAAATCGTTATAAAAAGCAGGATTTTGAATACCTGTTTGTATGTTTTGAGGAATATAAGGTTGTCCACTATCTCCCCCTCCTGGTCTGTCCTTACCAAATTTAAGTGATTTTAATTGGGTATCCCCATTATTTAATTTCAGTAAAAGACCCATTTAATTAATTTTACTGTGGTAAGTTATTCAAATATGGTAAACCTTGCCCCCCAGGTGATACAGGTGGGATAACTCCATTTATATCTAATAATGAAGGTAATGGAATTTGATTTGGAGTACCATCTTGATAAGCATTATAATCTGCCGTTACTTGACCAGCATTAGCACCATTTAATGAATATCCTGGTTGGTTTCCATCAGCATGCAACTTAGATTGTTGGGTTGCAAGTGGGTTTACTGTTGGAGTAGTTCCATCATATGCTGTAAAAGCAGATCCTTGAGTTGTTAATTTAGTTAAGATTCCCATGGTTATTTATTTTATTATAAATATTGTATATTAAAATATTTTGTAAGCTTTTGTTCTACTTTCATCTCCTACAGTATTAGGATTAGAGTAAATAGCTTTAGTTACATTTTTTCCATCAATTTGTACATTTATTGGACGATTAGCTAAAGCATTTACGTCTTTCCTTAACTCCATAATAGCGTTTACTACTGCTGAAGAATCACCACCTAATTTAATTTCTCCTTTTTTACCCATTTGAGTAGCTTTACCTGGTTCAGATTTAACGTCGTTTCCAAATAAATTTGTACCGGCAATAACTGTATCTTTATCGTTTAATTGGATTGCTCCTTCTGGTCCTAATAGAGTGCGTTTACCGTATCCTGGGGGGGCTGACATTAAGTCATTAGCTGTTTTTGCTTGAGTAGCTAAACTTATCATTCCAGCTACTGCAGTAATTGCTAGTGGGATGCCTAATCCAAAAGGAATCATGGAAAATGCTCTAAATATACTAAATATAGCAGTCATTAGTGTTGGAGCTAACATAGCTGTTAATCCAGCTGCTAAAGCAACCATAAGAGGTTGACCTTCTTTTAAACCTTTAACAAATCCTTTCACAAGATTACCTATAAGTCTAAATCCTTCTATTAAAGGGGCTAATAAAAAATTTATAACAGGCATAATAGTAGTAGCAATATCTGCTAGCATAGTAAATATAGGCATTAAAGCATCTCCAACTTGAGTAAAAATTTCTTTTAATTTTTCTATAGTTGCTGTAAACTTTTCTTGGTTAGATTGTTCTTTAAGAAGATCCCCTATTCCATCTTTTTTTAACATTGCTGAAGCTTTTTCTACTCCATGTTTAGCCTTAGCTGCTTCAAATGCTGCTTGTTCTTCTTCGTTTAAATCTCTCCCTATCGATTTTAAAGCTTCTTGTTCAACTAAAGTATCAGCTAATTGATCTGCGGTCATACCAACAGCATCAGCCATAGCTTCTTGTTGAAGCCTATTCATCTTACTAAATTCTGCTGCTGATCCAGCTTGTTTAGTGATTTCTTCTGCTACTGTTGCTAAATCATTGTTTAAGGCGGCTTGTCTTGCTTTTTCTAAATTTATATCTTTACCAGTTAATAATTCAGCACTTAATTCGGCTTCAATAGATTGTTCAAAATTAAGAAGTTTATCTGAAATTGCTGCTACTTTTTCTAAGTCACTTCCCATAACTTTTGCAGCTACTGCTGCTTTAGCTAATCCTGCTGCTCCTCCTTCAATAGATAATTTAGTTCTATTTGAAACATTGACCATATCAGTCATTAACTTTTTAGTATCAAGAGCAATACCCGCTTGAAATTTAGCACTTTTTGCAGAATCTTGAAAAGATTTTACAAAATTTTTATATGTTTCACCAGTAGCAACAGCAGTAGTACGTAATTTGGCTTGAGTTTCTAAAGATATACCAGCTTGTTTATTAAGCTTAGTCATAAGAGTTAATTCTTCTGTAGATATTCTAGCAGACGTTCCTAACTCGGTATTAACAGCAGCTAAGGATTCTTGTAAACCTTTTACAGTTACATTAGAATCTAATGAGGTATTAGCTACTGCTGCAAATTCTTTTCTAAGATTACTAGCTGTATCATAAGTTATTCCTAATGTTTTAGCTAATTCACCGGATTGTTTGTCCGCAGACATAAACCCATCAATTAATCCTACAATAACAAATTGGATGATATTAGCTTTTGAAGCAATTTCAGAAAAATTACTACCTAATTCTTTAAAAAATGTTTTAGAAGCACTAAACTTTTTAAATTCTTTATCTCCTAAACTTGCTGCTTCTTGTCCTAATTTTTGAGTTTTTGATAATGCTTCAGAAATGCCTAACCCAGACATCCCTAATTTACTTAAGCCTTTATCTAATCCACCAAATACTTGAGGAATAATACCCAATTGTTTATTTATTTCTTTATGGGTTTTTAAAGCTCCCTTAAGACCTTTTTCATAATCATCTAAAGAATCTATAACTGATTGGATTTCTTTTTGTTGTGCTTGGGTTAAATTACCTGATTCTTTGGCTTGTTTAAGTTCTTCTCTTTGTGACTTTATTTTTTCTTGAGCTAGTTTTACACTTTTTTCATCTAAAGAAGTTTCTCCTCTTCTTGCTGAAAGGACTTCACGGGCTGTAGTGGAAATTTTGCTAATAATGCTTCGAGAAGAAGTAAGGTACTTGTTTTGTCTAGATAATTCATTAACAGAATCCTTAAATGATTGGGCTACATAACTTAAAGAACTATTAACTTTATCTACTTTATCTTGAAATGTAGCTAATTGATCATTCCATTCATCTAATCCAGCACCTCCTGATTTTAGTGCTGCTATAATTCTTTCTAGGGCTTTTTGGCCAACTTTATCTAATGAAGCCTTAAGTTTATTAAGTTTTTCTTCTATTTGTTTTATATCATCAGCCATTTAAATGATTTTGTTATAAATATTGAAAATTAATATTTTTAGCTATATTTAGGAGATTTTTTATTTTGTAATGCTTTTTGAAGTAATTCAGGAGCTTTTATTGTACCATCTGAATTAATGACGGTTTTCTTTCCATCACCTCCTTTGTTTTCAAGGGCATTTTTTTCTTCAGTGTAGAAGTCTTGAATTTTTGAAAATGTAAAACGGCGAAGCCATATAGGCATGTTATAAATTGTATCCCAATCATATCCTCCTTTACCGTGAAAAACTATTTCGTGGATTTGTGTAAATACAGCAGCCCTAGCTTGGGGAGCCATTTCATAGGTCAGGCCAAAAAAAGCTAATCCCAATTGGGATATTGATTCTATCGTTACTCCCGTCGGGAAAAAAAGTTAAATCAACATCGGGTTGAATTTCTCTAACATATTCTCTTAATGCCCTGGAGTCTTGGGCGAGAAGATAATTGTCAACAAACTCTCGAATATCTTTTTTATCTCGTTTTCCTTCTACTGAGGTAATTAGGTATTTTAAACGGGTTGAAAGTTCAGGGGAAGCATCTTTATTGATTTTTTTTAAACCTTCTAGTTCACGTGTAATATCTTGTTCGTCTTTATGACTTAAAAGTTTAAATGTAACTACATTACCTGATTTAGGAAGAGTAAAAGTAAATTCATTTACATGACTTGTAAATAATTCTTCTTTAAGTGGTTTGTTTTCAACTTGAGATAAATCTACTGTGTGTGAATCACCTAAATAATTAAAAGTGTATTCAGCTCCATATCCTAAAATACGGGCAGCAACCATAATTGCATTTTTATCACCTATTAATAGATCATCATAGTTAATTTTCGATACAATCAATGATTTCATTAATTTATCTAGTACAGTACCGTTTTTAATATATGATTGGTTAGTAAGAATATCTTCTTCTTTAGCAGTCATGTATTTAATTTCAACAGTACCTTTTGCTAATTCAGAATCTTCAGGGTATAGTAAGCCTTTAGAGGGTAACTCAACTGTTTCAGTTAGTAATTTAAATTCTTCCATAATTTTTATTTAATATAACTTAATTGTCCTATATACATATATTAAAGAGAAGAGATATTATCAGGATTTACATTATATGATAAAACTCCTTCTACTTTTAATATTTCTTTACGTATGTCTTCCATTTTTGAACGATCAAAACCACCTTTTGTAATCCAAGGATGACCATCTACTTTAATAGTTAAAATAGTTTGAAATTTTTCTGTATTTTGTTCATTATATGGCATAGGTTCTTTTGAAGATGCTACTGTAACTCCGGGGATAGAGCGGATGTCGGAAAATATTTCTTTTTGGGGGCGTTGTTTAATGTTAGAAATAAGCATACCAACCATTTTAAATTTATCTTGGTATTTTTCATTTAATTGCTTATTAAGCTCTTCTTTAACTAAAGTACGTAAGTGGTTCAGTTTCATACTATTATAAATATTGTACTATCTAATAAGGGTAACACTTCCTTTAATTAATGTTTCTTTATCTGTGTTTTTGTCTCCATAAACTATAACCCAAGTATAAACTCCATCTTGACATTTTGTATTGTTGTATGTTCCATCCCAAGGAACTGTACTATTATAACTTTTAAACATTAATTCTCCCCATCTGTTATAGATAGTTAAATAAAAATCTTGTGGGTCAAAACCTGAAGTAAAGACTGGGTGCCAAGCATGGTTGATTTCATTCCCATCAGGGGTAAATGTATTTGGGATATAAATTAATTCTTCAGGGCATCTTTGAATAGTTGTCAAATAAGATGTTGGGTATGATACACATCCGTTTTGGTATCCTACAGCTGAAAATGTAAAGGATCCAAAACTATCCCAAGAAATAGGTAAAATTGGGTTTGTAATACTATCTTGGTTTAAAATCCACACTACATCTCCACCTCCTAAAACAGTTGCACTATAAATTCTTCCTATACTATCGCCTTCACACAATTCTATAAATTCAGATGTTAGGTTTCCTAAATCATTTTGTATAGATGAAATAACAGGTCTAGAATAAACAGTTATTTGGCGAGTAGTATCAAAAGTACAATTTGATTGCACATAAGTATATGTTATTGTATTGGTTCCTGCTAATAAAGGTGAAGGACAAAATGTATTCCCGTTTACTCCATTTCCTGTAAATGTTCCCCCAACAGGAGCTCCAGTTAATGTTACACAATTACTATAATCACATAATGAAGTAATCGAGTCTATCGTAGGTAAAACATTTAAAATATAAACATTAACATCTTGTGGTAAGCTTGTACAACCAAATTGATTTATCGCTACAACATTAACAGCTCCAGGCATAAATCCTGCAGGAAATAGAGACCAATCTACTGTAATACTATTTGTTCCTTGACCTGAAGTGATGTTTCCAACACTTGACCAAGTGTAAGAATATCCTGCACCTAAACTTGGTACTGAATATGTTTCATTAGAAGATAAATAACAGATTGTATCTAGTGAAGTAATATTTCCTACTACAACCATTGGAGGGTTTACTAAAGCAATAGTATTTAAAGCAGGACACCCATTTGCATCTGTTACTATAACATTATAAGCTCCTGCACATAAATTAGTTGCGGTTTGTGTTGTTTGTCCATCTCCCCATAAATAAGTGTATGGAGCAATACCATCAATTGAGTTTGCTGTTGCAGTTCCATTACAATCTCCAAAACAAATAGGGTTTGTTGCTGCCATCAATGGCACTTGTAAAATAGGTGGATCTATTAATGTAGTATTTGCTGTAATAGTGCAGTTGTTTGCATCTGTTACAGTTACTGTATAAGTTCCTGCACATAGATTGTTAATTGTTTGGGTATTTTGGCCGCTACTCCAAACATATCCTATAGGAGGAGTACCGTTTGTTGGGTTTACTGTAATAGATCCGTTACAATCTCCGTTACATAATGGATTTGTTACTACAAAATTCGGTTGATTTAAATTTGGTGGACCCGGAACAACTTGAATAGTATCAGGCCCTAGTCCACCACCTAATGCACTACAAGTTGCCCAACCTGCATTACAAGCCGGATACTCCAAATGACAAGTATAGTAAGCTCCACCTTGAGAAGGTGTAACTGTAATTTGATTTACGTTTTGAGCAATAGGAACAGGATTTCCTACTTGATACCAAACTAAAGTTGGCAAAACAGGTGCACCACTAGGTGTCCATCTCCAAGCATTATTTACTGCAGTCCATTGAGTTGAATTTCTACCAGGTACTGTTACTGCCTGCGTTCCTACAACATTATGTACGCCATGCACTGCAGTACCATTAGCCCATTGATTACAACCAGGTTTATTAGCAAGATAACTTTCAATATAATTAGTTGATTCATAAATTACTATATGAAATGTGCCTTGTAAGTTAGTGCACGAAAACATAGGCACTCCGATCCAACTTACTGTTAATTTGCGGCAAGGAGCCGTGCCTGAGGTTTGGTAGCGTATTTGTCCGCCTAGACTAGGATTCCAATCTTGCCACGGGCCCATTATGCAATTTTTTGGTACTGCTGCGTTTACTGATGGTATTGCTTGTGTTGTAAATGTAGTTGGCTGTACACCTGCACCCAACGAGATCCAACCATTTGAGCCTATTCGAAACTGAGTATAGGTTTGTCCATAAAAACAAAAAGTAAATCCAATGTTAAACGTGCCTGATTGGGAGTCATCACTTAAGGCTACTAAAGTACCTGTATTAACTTGGGGCACATATAGTATTTGAGAAACTGTATAATTTGTAGTTTGATTAGGGTTATTACCTGCTCCACATTGGCTTAAATCTGCGGTTAAAGTAGTTGAAGTTACACCACAAGGTAATATTTGATTAGGACCTAAATAAGGGCAATATTGACTATAAATAAAACCTGTTAGTAGTATAAATAAAAGTAAATTAATTTTTTTCATAGCCTTAATATATTAAAAGAAAATAAAAGCCCCAAATTTCTTTGGAGCTTTACCTGATAAATTATTAACCTAATATTAGTAGTTTAAAATACAGTAATCAGGTTGAACTGTTACTTGGATATTTACTGGGGTTCCATCATCATCCCAGTTATAGTCTCCAAAGTTAACTTCAGTAATAAAAGCTCCTTTAATAATCCATTCAGAAACAATATCACCTACAGGACCTAAAACGTTAAATGTAAGATCTTTTTTATAGAAATCAGAATACCCATCTCTACCTGTTACTGATTCATGTCCTAAACGTACCCATTCCATTACTGCTTGGGCTCCAGAAGGAGTAATTGATTCATACATTGTAAATTGGATAGTATTCCATTTTGTTTTTCCTTTCACATAACGTTGAATATTAATGTGATTAAGAGTAACTGTAGATTGGGTTAAAGAAACAGCTCCTATTTGTTTAACAAGATATGAAGGAATCCCATCTAAATAAAGGATAAAACGGTTTGTTTGTTTTGGTTCAAACGCTGTGTAAAATATTTCGTTTGGGTTTAAAATTGCCATTTGTTTTCTATTTTAATTTTATTATAAATATCTAAATTTCAAACTTTTACCCTGGAAATTCTGCTCCTGTTGGGAGTAAAATAAAATCCAAAGAAATAAATTCAGCGGTACGTGTTGGTTGAATATAAATTTGTCCAATTAATTGGTTTTGATCAATTACAGCTGGTCCATTATTTGAATCATCCATTATTACTTTATAAGCATATAATCCTTGTTTTTGTTGGATAGCTTCTAAATATGGATTAACTCTAGCTAAAAATGAAGTTCTAGTTTGAATTGTATTTTGTTCAAATACAATTGTATCAGCAATTTGGCGGATATAATTTTTAAGTTCAATTAATAAACGTCTTACATTTACACGATCAAGAGCTGAATCTGCTTTTTGTAAAGTTTTTTGTCCAAATACTACAACACCTTGTTTAGGTAACGTAGCAATTGGATTAATATTATTTGAATATAAAGAATCTCTATTATTTTGAGTTAATTTTAATTCTGCTTGTAATACTGTACCTAAACCACCACGATTAATACCTGCAGGTGCAAACCAAGGAGCAGATACTTTATCGTTAAAGGCGTATACACCTGGTATTACAGTTGAAGCTGGGGCCCAAATATGTTTTCCTGTTGATGGGTCAATAATGCGAACCCAAGGCCAATATGAAGCAGCATATGAAGTATCACGAGTTTGAGCTTGTGTAATAGCTTGAGAAACTGTACTTCCATATGCTACTAAATCTGCTACAAACATACTATCACCTCTAGCAATTGTATTAGTAATAATATTTGTAATTTGACCAGTATGAGTATCGTTTAATAATCCAGGGGCAAATAAAAGGTTAAATTGATATGCTTCTTGATTACCAAATAAAGCAATCATAGTATTATAATCACTTCCTACTAATCCTTGAGTATTAGATGAATTTATATTTTCATAAAAATTAATAGCTGATGAAATTAAAACAGTTCCTGTGGCTCCTCCAAAAGCACCACCTAAAGAACCACTTCCATTTGCTGGAAGAGACCCTGTGTATAATGGATTAGCTACAACTCCATTTGAATTTAAATAGTTTGGAGTAGTATAATTTACTTCTTTTACACGAACAAATTTTGAATTATTTGGATAACTTCCAGATAATACCATTTGAACATTGCCAGAATCATAGTTTAATTTTTGATCTCCAATTACTTGAGCAATAAAACGAGATGAATTAGGATCTAAATTTACATTGTTCCAAGACTCTAAAACAATTTTATTAGTTTGAGTGTCGTCTCCTCTTCTAATCAATACATTAAATGTACCTGACCCAGTATTTACATTAGTGACTTCCCACCTTACATTTTCTTTACTTCCTGGAAGCAATGAACCTAAAGCTCCTGAACCTGAGTTGTTCATAATGGTACCTTCAGAAATTGTTTCTAAAACAAATGGAGAGAAACCTGAAGTTGGGCCACTAGATCCTGTAGGCATGTAGCTACTAGTAGCAGAAGAATATGATCCTGAAACAACACGGGCCACTAACAATGAAGTACCACCGTAATTAAAATAATTGTAAGCAGCAATTGAAGTTAAATATGAATAAGCATTACCACCACTAATAAAAGTATCTCCAAATAACATTTGAAAATCTGAATAAGATGTTACTAAAGTTGGTTTTTCAACTGGACCTTTAACTGTTGGTCCTATAATAGCCGCACCTGCTTGAACTGGTTGTCCTGTTAAAAATGTATTATCTATTTCGCTAACTGCTACTCCAGGAGAAACTGTGAATTTTGCCATTTTATTTTTTTATTATAAATATCAATTTTTTTTTTAAAATATATTACTAAGCAGGAAATGTTGCACCTGTAGGTAATATATTAAAGTCTAATATAATAAATTCAGCCGTTCTAGTAGGTTGTAAATAAATTTGTCCTACTAATTTATTATTATCTACTACTAAAGGTGGGTTATTTGATTCATCCATGATAACTCTAAAAGCTGTTAAACCTTGTTGTTGTTGAACAGAAGCTAAATATGGGTTAATAGCTGCTACAAAATTATTCCTAGTAACAGCATCATTTTGTTCAAATACAAATGTGTCTCCTATTTGAGATATGTAGTTTTTAAGTTCAATTAATAAACGTCGTACATTTACACGATCTAAAGCACTTTTTTTCTTTTGTAATGTTTTTTGCCCAAATACTGTTACCCCGGATCCAGGAAATGTTGCAATTGGATTTACATTTCCTTGATAAAGTGAATCTCTATTTGTTTGAGTTAATACTCTTTCAGTTTGAACTACTGTTGTCATAAGACCTCTATTAATGCCTGCAGGTGCAAACCAAGGAAATGCTACATTATCATTAAATGCATATACACCTGGGATCATTGTTGATGCGGGAACCCAAACTTGATTACCATAATTGGGGTCAATAGTTTTTAACCAAGGCCAATAAGTTGCTGCGTATGATGTATCAAAAGCACTAGCTGCGGTAGTTACAGGGGTTAAATTTGAATTATATCCAACAACATCTACTATAGCCATAGCATCTCTTCTATCTTGAACCATTGTAATTAGTTGTTGAACTGTGTTAAAATGATATGAAGAATTTCCTATTAACCCAGGAGCTGTTATAAAATTATAATTGTATGCGTCTTTATTTGCTAATAAAGCAATAGATTCTGTGTAATCATTAGCTGTTAAGCCTTGGATATTAGTTGCTGAGATAGTTTCATAATATGCTCCTGCAACCCCTGTGGGGATATTGCTTCCTTTCCCATCTCCAAATGATCCACTGCTAACAATAGGTAAAGAACCAGTAAATTGATTTTTTGGAATGCCATTGTTATCAAAATAATCTGGTGTAGTTTGGTTTACTCGTTTAACTCTAACATATGATGATTGATTTGGATAATTTCCTAAAAGTTGAACATAATATTCACCTGTTGTTGGGTCATTTAAAATAGTTTCAACTTGATTACCTATTATCTTTTCAATATAATTTGCAGAAAATGGGTCTAAAGATACAGGGCCCCAAGTTTCTAATATAGACATAAAATTTGTAGTATCATTTCCTTGTCTAATTAATACTGTAAAAGTACCGGTATTAATATCTGGGGATACTATTTGCCATCTAAAATTGTTTGCTGAACCGCTTAATAAAGTTCCATTAGATCCTGTAGGACCTGTATTATTCATTATTTCTCCTTCAGAAATTGTTTCTAAAACAAATACATCTGTATTATAAGGAGCACCAACAGCATGAGCAGATGCAGAAATAAATGATGATGTTGCAGGAGTCCAATTAGTAGTTGTACTACCATTAACTACACGAGTTACTAATAATGAAGTACCACCACTATTAAAATAATTAAAGGCTGAAATAGAGGTAAGGTAGGTATAGGTTTGGCTTCCACTTAAAAAAGTAGTGCCAAATTTATTTTGGTATTCACTAAATGTTGTAACTAATGTAGGAATACCTACTTTACCTTTAACCGTTGGTCCTATAATAGCTGCACCTGCTTGTACAGGAGCTTGTGTAATAAAAGATTGGTCATTTTCTATTGCTAATACACCAGGTGATACAATTGTTTCTGCCATTGTAATATATTATTTTATTATAAATATGGTGTATTTCAGATTAAATTATCCTAATACAGTAATTTCACCAGTTTCTGGGTTGATACTAGATTTACCATATTTTTCAACAATTAATTGATTAAAATTTTCTTCTTTGAGTGATAATTCATCTAAAAATGCTTTAGCAGCTTGATGTCTGTTATCAATTTGAATTTTAATCATTTCAATTTCACCTAGTTCTAGTATTAAAACTTGAGTTTTTTGTTGAATTTCTTTTAATGTATTTTTTTCTTCGTCTGTTAAAAACTTTTTATCCGAAACTATTCCCATAAATTTATTTTATTATAAATATATTATTTCCCTTGAGAAACATACATTTTTACATAGTTTTTGCTGTTTTTGTTTTTACTAGTTTTTGATTTTGCATGAACTCCTGGTCTTCTTTTTTTAGGTTTACGGACAAACGAAATTACTGATTGAGATTTTGCTTTTGCTGCCATTTTATTTACTATTTAAATTATTAACTACTTCTGCTGTAATGATAACCTGAGCTTTGCTATTATATTTTTTAATAGCTGTAATCTCTTTTTGAATAGTATCCGGAATAATATATCCAAATAATTTAATTGAAAATGTTCCTTTAATAATACGGTTTGTTGAATCCGATACTTCTATTGCTGTAGTATATGAATCAATAGATGCTTTAAATTTAAAGCGTTCTGGGTCTCCCCAATATGAGTCTGAAGCGTAGTTGATTGCTTCAATAATTTTATTCATTTGTTCAACATAATATGTTTGAATAGCACATGAATATGTTAATGTAACATAATCAGGTACTACATTAACTACATACTGTTTTACAGGAATTCTATTTGTTAATATGCTAAAATTTGAATATGCATTTTTTGAATTATATGTTTTCATACAAGATGCATACAAATGAGGTGTATTAGCGTCTAATTTATTTGTTAAAGAACGGTTTTTATCAATTGTATCTCTTTTAAACATAATTAACGGGGCCATAATAGCTCCATTTTTATCTTTGTAATATCCATCTTTTTGTACTGATTTCCACTTTTCAGGTGAACCATATATTACAGGTACTGCTAATCTATTTCCGTTTTGTATTACTGTTGGGCGAATAACATTTTGAAAATAATACATTATAGATTCATCTATATCTTGTAAACCTACAGTAAATGGTTTAGTAGTATCATCTTTAAATGACATTTGTTCAGAACGATTAAAATCTATTCCGCTTTGTTTTTTATCTGTAAATTGGTTAAAATTAGAAGGAATGTTAGGGTTACCATAAGACTCACTCGTTTCAGGAAACACATATGGTTCTATCTGGCTATTTTGTATCTCTAATTGAGATTTTGGATTAGGTTTTTTAATTGAGGGCATGTTATATTCTTTCTCTAGTTATTTGTACTCTATCCGCAGGTGCATAGTGTGCAGTACAAATAATGGATAAATTTGATCCAAAATTTTCTAATCCTGGGTTCAATGGGTTTTGGTTATATGGGTATGCTGGATCTTTTCCAACAAATAGTTGATTAGTATTTACATTATCAATTTCCCAATATGAATTATCCCACATTATAATATCTCCTACTTTAGGGAGTACATCAGCTCCATAAGATGTTCCAGGGTAATTACCTATATCAGGGCCTCCACCAGAATTAACAGGATTTTTGCCACGTAAATCGTCACGTAAAAATTTAAATGTCATTGGTCTATCAGTAGTTACACCAAAGTCATCAACCGGGTTAGAGAAGTCACCTCTATCAATTAACACGTTTAAAAGCACAGGTTCTTCATAGTACCTAGCACCTGCTGCTTCACCATATATGTTTACTTTAGTTTCAGCAGTTTTTAATTGGTAAAATACACATTGTTGGGTAATAATATCCCATAACAACTCACGATTAAGATGCCTAAGTAAAGAAACATCACGTTGTGTGCCAAATAATGCCATATTATCCTATAAAAATTGTCATTGGAACCTCTGCTAATATATTTTTTTGACTAACTGTTTCTAATGCTTTATTTTCTAATAAAGTTTTACGTGAAGTAGTATCAAAATATGCTCTTAAACGTTCTATTAATGCTGTTTTTTCACTAGTTGCAGCTGAAATTAAATCTCCTTGGTTTAATGTTACCTCAGCTCCTGGGATAGGGACTGTAGAATATTTCCCTCTAACATATCCTAATATTTCTTTTGATAAAGCTAAAGCATACTCAAATATCCAAGAACGACCAATTGAATTTATTTGTCGATAAATTGGGTTTTCATACGGTACATTTGAAGCGTTAGTGATCATATCTTGCCCTGTACTAGGAACATATGGCATGTTTCTATCAGATTCTAAAATATATTTAAAACACAATTTTTGTTTACCTCTTGGAATAGGAAAAATACGTAAATTATTATTTACAAGTTCAAATGTAAATTGAGATTTTCTAATTTGGTCGTTAAGTTCTATAGCTTGAATTTTTTGTAAGTCATAGTTAATAGGCATTAACATAAAGTTAATAGCTGGAGAATATGATCCCCACCCAAAGCTATCAAGCATTTGCATCATGCCAGTACCGGTTCCAGCATATGGATCAAAGTAACGAGTAATTGCAGGTGGTGCTTCATAAAATATACGTTTTATTTCAATACGACCTTGAATCCCATTATCAATAGCCCATTGATTCATATCATAATCTTGTTGTCCTGCTACTAAATCAAGAGAACCTGTTTTATAACTTATTGTTCCTCCAACACCTGCTTCTTCTCCATATTGTTGAGATAAACGAATAACAGATGCCATATTATCTTGAATAACTCTATTATTTGCTGAGCCTATTACTTGAGGGTTTCCTTGAAAAGTTAATAAATTTTCTGCTACTTGATAAGCATATAATTCATTTCCATAAGTTGTTACTGCATCTTCAAGTGTAGTATAAAAATTAATATCTTGTAATTCAACTTCTACTAAAGGATATCCTAAACGTTGAGCAGCAAATTTTGCAAATTTATCTGCATCAATTTGAAATTGAGGATCATTATCATAAAATCCAAACGGTGTGTCTCCTGGTTGGAATGAACTTGAGCCGGGCCAAATAGGGATGTTCATGTTGATATTTTGTTATAAATATGAAAAAAAAGGGCCTCATTTAGAGGCCCATTTTAAAAGTATGTTTTTAATTAGTCTATATAATTGATTCCTATACTAAGAGAACATGTTCCTTGTATAACTAAATCTGATAGGGTAAATGTTGATGGATCAAATGTAGTTTTTAAACTTGCTGTACTATCATTAGCTATAGAGAATATTATACTTCCTGTATCATTTGAAGAAGAAGGAGTATACGTTAAATAAGCTCCTATACTTCCTGTATAACTTCCAGAAAGTCCTGTAAATGAGCCAGATGATAAAAAATAAAAGGATCCAGTATCTACTTTTTCCCATGTTCCGTCTATAGTATTAGTAGAATCAGATCCAATATTAGGGATAATAGCAGTTGGAACTTGTTCTAAAATTGCACTGTATAAAGATATAAATGGCATGATGTTTTATTTTTAATTAAAGTGATACGTTGTAAGATACTTGAAGTTTAGCATTAGGAACGTTAACTGGGTTGAATAGATTATCATAAACGCTCAGTTCAAAAATAGGACAAAATTCAGCATTGTAATATGCATCAAGTAATCCTTGAACAGGATGAACAAATGATCCTATGTAATTTCTTCCTAGCATTTTAAATCCACCTCCAGCAGCAGTATATGTTGGTAAAGATGGGATGTTAATTATTAAGGTTCCTGGGTCTCCAATATTATCTGAAGTGTATGGGTTTTGAGAAGAAGAAACAAATGTTCCAGGAACAACAGAGGTTGTTTGAGGTGGGAATTGAATTGTAGAGTACATCCATGAATTTGTTGTTCCAGGATGGTTATTAATCCATGGAGTTACTACATTTGTATTAAAATTATTATATGTTAAAATAGGATTAAATGGAGTAACTGGTCCTATTGGGTTTGAATTTTCATAGTATTCAATAGTAGTTCCTAATGAAAGTCTTAAATATGCTGTAGAATTACTAGCAGTAATATTTGTTAAAACTTGAATACTATTAATAGATTTCCATACGTTTTGTCCAATAATGGTATCAGGATAAGTACGTCCAAAAATATAAGTTCCAAAAGCATTTGTAAAATTACCTACAGCATATTGAGTTGTGTTTAATCCATTGTATGCATTGGCACTACTCAAATTACTTCCACTTACTTTAATTGAATTATTTACAAAGGCAATATGATAAGAAGATGTACTATGATTAAAGTTAACAACTCCAGAAGTAATTGTTGTTGATGATGCGTTAACATTTGTTACAGACCATCCACCTGGGAGTGGGTTTTCGTAGCAATCAAATGAATATGATTTTCCATCAGATGGAATAACTAAGTATCCATCAATTACTCCATTAATGTCTCCACCTATTACGCTTGGGAAAACAAGAACATTTATACCACTTTTGTTAACAAGTGTAACTGTTTTACCTTGAGTAGGTGTTTGAGGTAATCTTAAACAATATGATTGAGAGGATGCTGTGGAAATTACATTAATTCCGTAATTTGAATATGTAGTAGTATTTGTTGAATTTGGATTAAATGAAGCAGTTCCAGTAGGTACTAAAGAAATTATAGGACGAACAACAGCACTTCCTGAGGTAGTAAGTCTAATATCTCCACTTGCTGTTACGTTTCCGTTTATTGTTACGTTTTGATTTAATGTATTAACATATGAAGCAGTTGCAGCATTTGTAGCATTTGCAACTGTTCCTACAACGTTTGAAGCAGCAACATATGAAGCAGTTTGAGCTGTTGTTACTGTAGTGTTTAATACATTTGTAGCAGCATTATAAGTTAAACCTGAATCAATAAAGGGTGATTGGCAACCTACGGCTTGTTCGTTTACTAAAACAACTGAGGTTGTAGTGTCTCCAGGAACAATAGTTGAAATATTAATGTTACTAGCACATCCTGCTGTAGTAGCATATGATGCTGATAAGTTAGAAGATCCAGTTCCGCCTACTACAATATTACCTCCAGGTCCTTTAATTAATAATTCACTATTTACTACTACAGAATTGCCTGAAGTAGGTTCAATATTATTTACCTTTAATGTACTCATTTTTTTATTTTTGTTTTTTTATATTTTATACAAATGAACCTGATCTCCAAGCTCCGTTCATCCACATATAAAGGAAATATTGGCCTCCTACGGTTGCAGGGACAATTTCTCCATCAGTTCCTGTCCAAGAAGGAGCAGCTGATTGGGTTGTAGGTAATACAATTGAACCGGACATTCTAACTTTGAAAGCATCTGAACGAGCTAATTGTCCTGTACCATTACCAACAATCATTAATGAAGTATCATCTCCTTGGGTATTAAATTGGCCTTGGACATGTTGGTATGAGCCTGAGGCTATTGTGCCTAATCCTTCTGCATGAGAATAATCACCTACGGCTTGGGTACCTGAACCTTCAGCATGAGAGTAATCTCCTACGGCTTGAGTGATCCTACCTTCTGCATGAGAATATGATCCTAAAACACTGTTTTCTTGTCCTGAGGAAAAGGATCCAGATATAATAACTTTTCTAGAGGAAAAATCACCTCCAATTAATGGGTCACCATAATCATTATTAATGTAAAGTTTATTACTTTGATTTACTTGAGAAGAAGGTCCTGCTTTAATTCCTAAATAAACATTTCCAGTAGAGTTTGCAGAAGCATTTCTTCCAGCTAAAAATCCAACAGCTACGTTATCATTCCCAGCAGTTAAATGTTCAAAAGTATTATCACCTATTGCTACATTTTGAAAACCTGTAGTATTAGCATTCATAGCATTTGTTCCTACCCCTATATTGTTAGTTCCTGAGGTAACAGAACTTAAAGAATGATATCCTACTGCTGTGTTTTGGATACCTGTAGATGCATTTTTTAAAGAAGAATGTCCTACTGCAGTGTTATGTCCACCTGAAGTAAGATTTTCTAATGAATATGATCCTAGAGCAGTATTGTAACTGTTAAGTCCTGAAGGACCTCCAATATAAGATACTAAAGTGTTAGATCCTATAGCAGTGTTGCCCAATCTATCATCATTAGATGATGCTGAAAAAGATAAATCTCCTACAACTATATTACTTGATCCTGATTTAGGGCCTTGTCCTACTCTAACTGAATTAAAATATGCATCTCCGTCTGTAGCAATACCATTTGCAGTTGAAGATAAAGTTCCTTGAATAGTTCCACTTCCGTCTAAAAAGTTTATTGTACCATTTGATACATAAATATCTTTCCATGCGTTTGTAGGTGAACCTAAACTAAATGATGAAGTAGTAGAGGCACCATTTGTAGCTGGTATAATTGATCCACTAATTAAAAGTGAACCTGAAAATGTAAGGTTATTTGTTGATGGGTTAAATGTTAAAGTAGTTTTACTATAAACACCTGAAAAATTATCAAATACTCCTGGCCATCCAAGCAAAATTGGGTAATTTCCAGGTGGAAGCCCTGAGGTAGTAGTATATACTGAGTCAGCTTCAGTTGCATTGTTTACATACCCATCAACATTTGCACCAGCAACGTATGATGCAGATGTAGTGTTTGTAGGTATTAAAGTTGAAATATCAACATTGAATGTACTTCCATCCCCCTTTTCAAAAGTTAAATTAGGGTCAGAAAATGAAGCTGTAACTAGTAAAGAACTAGTGTTAACACTTCCACCACCGTTCAAAGCATAAGAAGCGGTTAAAGCATTTGTGATTGATCCACTAATATTTCCTGTTACGGTTAAACTACCAGATATAACAAGGTTATTTCCTGTAGTTGAGGATATTGTGTTTACATTTAATGTACTCATTTTTTTATTTTGTTTATAAATATGAAAAAAAAAATAAAAAACATTTAAACGGTGCCTTAAATTTTAAATTGTATTATGTTTTATGCTAAAGAACCTGATCTCCAGGCATTATTTAAGTATACATAAAAGAAATAGTTGTCGGAATTTACTACAAATACTATTTCACCTTTTTTACCAGTATATTCTGGGGGACCATCTAATACTCTAGGCAAAGCGAGTCCTCCAGATACTTCAAGAGATCCTGAAATTTTTCCATCTCCTTTAATGTCTACTGAACCTGTAACTTCTGTAGGTCCTGTTACTGTAACTGAACCAGATGTAGAAGTTGAACCTGTAATTGTAACTGATCCAGTAAATGTTGTATCTCCGTATAATACGTTTCCATCACAACAAAAAGTTGCGGTTTGGGTTGGAGTTAATGAACCTGAGCCCATTAAAACATCAGCTCCAAATGATTGTAGATTTGGAGTTTGGTTTCCAATATGAATTACGGGCATTGGATTAAATGCTGTAAGTGTTGAAGTTGAATACTCGATAATAGTAAGAGTTTGAGTCCAAGTTGAACCTATATGAGTTACAGTTTGAGTAGTTCCTGTTGCTGTATTAAATAATTGAAGTGTTCCTCCATTTGCAGCTGCAGATGCTGAAATAGGGGTTCTAACATCTCCATAAGAAGGATCTAACCAAGCATAATTAAGGTATGCACTAGCAGAAGATTTTGAAAATCTAACTGATCCTTCATATCCATACCATGCTGTTGCTTCGTCTCCAGGACAATACATTTCAATACATCCTGTTACAATTAATCCATCATGTAAATTTGTAGGACCATATACATCTAATCCACCGGAAATTGTTACATCACTGTATAATGTAATTTCATCACAGCAAAAAGAAGCAACTGGGGTTATAGATCCTGTCCCAATTGGGTAAATTGGTATAGCTCCTGAAATAGGGAACGGAAAACCAATTTGAACTATTGTTCCTGTAGCAATATCTGGACCAGAAGCTGAAATATATGTAACTACACCATCAAAATTGGTTCCTGCATATCCATAGGGGGCATATATTCCAGTAGCAGAATCGTAAATATAACATACGTTGTTTGAAGCAACAGCTGCTGCAGCAATTCCTACTGTTAAATTTCCATATGTATTAAAGTTAATAGAAACATATTCAAATCCGTTTGGAGCAGGAGTTGTTCTACCATCTACGGCCCAAAAAATAGGATTATCTTCATCATTATAACAATTAATATCTAAACACCCACTAATAGTTATATTACCAGTAAAATCAGTATCACCTAATACTTCAAATGATCCAGTTACTGTTGTAGGTCCTTCAAAATCCACAGAACCTGAGTTTGTAAATGACCCAGTGCATTCAAAAGATCCTGATTTAAGGATTAAGTTACCATTATTAATAATTAAGTCACCATCTTTATTAGCAATTGATCCAGTTACATTTAACGATCCACTAAAATCATTAGTAGCACCCCCAAGATCTATTTCTTTTCCGGTAGCAGATATGATTTTAGTGTCAGCATTGATAATGACTGTAGTTCCTGAGGTAGGTTCGAGGTTATTTACACTTAATGTACTCATTTTTTTATATTATAGTATTACTAATCTAGAACCAGTGCTTACAATAATTGAACCTGAATTATAAACAGGTCCTACTAATAATGCATTGTATCCTGGAGGAATAAATAAGGAGATAGAATTTGTTGGGAAATTAGCAATATATCCTTCATCAACTACTAAAGATCCAGTAAGTTGAACATCTTGTTGTAAAGGACTTAAATAAGATGCTGTAACATCTCCTGAAATACTTCCTGTAATTCCACCGGTTACTATAAGTGAACCTGTTATTGCATGTGAACCTGTAAAGTATTCAAAGTTACCATCTAATTCAGCGATAGTAAGTGGAGAACCTTTTACTTGTCTTAAAGTTAAATTTGCCATTTTCTTTTATTTATAAATATTAAGTGGATGCTACAAAATATTCTAATTGTGTATTTCCTCCGATTGCTTTTGCTTTTATAGAGCTTAAATATACAAAATCGCTATAATAAGCTTCATCAACATACCCATCTACAACATAATCATTAATTGATGGGGTGTTTATCTCAGTATCCCCTAACATTATAGATTTTCCAGGAGCTAAATCAAATAATGCACTTTCGGTATTATCGTTTGCAACTAAATATACTGAAGTGTTATATTGGGTTGATATGTTTGTAATTCTAATATATTGTACTTGAGATTTTACAAATGCTCCACCTGTTTGTTCTTCTTCACTATTACAAAAGCGGATAATTTCAATACCTGAACCACTAAAAGTAGTAGCAATAGTATCTACACGGCGAACTATTTGGTTAATTCCTGAAATGTTTTTAAACACATAAGTTT